TCTGTATCTCCATGATGCAAGTTCATCACACCATGCTCTGTGAAACTGTACTCCACGAAGTCTGTCAGGTTCTATTGCAGGGAATCCGATTATCTTACTACCATTGTAAAATGTTATCTCATTATCTGACTTGTTGTATCCTGCGCCACCAAGTAAATCTCTGTCAATGATATTCATAAATCCTGAATCACCTGAGAAGATAACTCTTTTTAAGTCACCATAGGTTGGTGCAATCACACCACACATAACACCACGATTGATTAAGCAGTATTGGATAATGTCATAAGCACCTGTCAGGGTTTTACCCCAACCTCTACCTGCTAAGAATAAGTGTATGTTGTACTTGTCAGATTCATTGACAACTTGATTGTCTCTAGCCTTGTGTCGATACCACTCAGTTAATAGAATCGATGCTGTCTTTCTCTGATGGTCTAGTGTCTCGAATTTCTGTAATGAGCTTTCTAAATTTATCATCTTGTTCAGTAATGTTTTCCACTTCTACTATGTTAGTTTCTTTCCAACCTGCTTGTGTCTTCAAGAAAAACATCTGAGCAACTAAAGCATCTCTACCAATACCACATGCTGTTTGAAAAAGATTAGTAGCAATCTGTGCTATAGCTTTAGCCTTACCTGATTTAAGTTCTTCATGATAATACTTATACATGGTTGGTTTGCTTAGATTGACTACATAACCTATCTGCTCATGGTTCAATCCAAGACCTGAAAGTCTCTCTATTGTATCTGCTGTCTCTTGATTCTTGTCTACTAGTTTTGGCATACACCTTTTTTATACAGTAAAAATAAAAAAAGAGCAATCATTTCTGACTGCTCTCTTTCTTTGTTTGTAAATTTAAAAACTATAGTTTACCCATGCATCATCTTTATTGCATAGGTAGTAACCAAATCCTGAATCTGTATCATAAATTCTGAATAGGCTTAATGGTTTCATACCTAAATCGATTGGATATGTACTATTAAGTCTGTTGTCTGCTTTATAAACAAGAGACTTTTTACCTAATGTTCCATCTTTTTTAAGTCTTGCAAAATGAACATGATAGTTATGTGTGTAACCCAATTTATAAACATTCCAATCTGTTCCATCTGACCTTCTTGCAATGTAATCAATAATTGGTGATTTAGTTCTTACAATTTTTGTTACCTTGAAAAGAACATCTTTTCTTGTTCTTGAGCTTCTACCTAAGAATCCTTTGAAGTTCACTACATCACCAATCATTGGTTTATATTTATCTAAATTTATATCTCTTGTTCTCCAAGAGGTATAATCTACTGTATGTTTTATATCTGTTGTTGTCATATTATGTTTCTCCTATTTTAGTTAATTTATCAATATGCTTCGTAAGTAATTTTACTATTATCTATGTCATGACTTTGTTGCATGTAAAATACAATGCCTTGAACATCATCATGTCTTTCGGTTTTACAAGTGTCTATCAATGTGTATTTTTTAGACATATCAAATGCATCTATTTCATAAGTGCTTGGTCTGCCATTTTTACCTGTCATTTTTGTTATTATTATTTCTTTCATTCTGTTTCTCCTTTGTTTACTAGGGTTTCATTACCCTATATAAGTATTATTACATACTTAAAGTATATATCAAGTCTTTTTGCATTTATTTTCGATTATTTTTAGAAGGCAGAAATGTCCTCAAAACACTTGGTACTGTTGTTCCATCGGATAGTACATTCACCGATATTGCCCTGAACATCTATCTCTCTAACTTTAGCAATCCTTACATTAGTGGTCTTATTCTCATGGTCTCTTGTGACAATAATACCAACATCAGCTTTATTATTCCAATTCGCTGACCCCGATACATCAAAAAGGCTATTGACTTTAAATGTTCCATCAGCACTTCTTATTTGCTTGGTAGGATGTGCAACTAAAAATGTAAATGTATTTGTTTCTCTGTTAAATCGTTTTATCTTGGATATCAATGATGATATGTGTTCATCTTCACGAAGCCCATTGTCTCTCTCATTGTTTATCTCATTATATGGGTCTATAATCAAACCATCGATATCAAATTCTTCATGTACTAATCTTGCTCTTTCTAATATCCAATCTATCGATGGAGATTCTTGCTCCATGTCCAAAAAAAGAAAATGCTCATGTATAAATTCTATAGCTTCTAATACTTCTGTTTCATCTGCTCTGTTGTGAAACATAATATCAAATGGCTTCTGTACATATTTTTCAATTAACCTTTTTAAATTTACAGCTAAAGAACTCTCAGGTGAGAATATAAGATATTTAAAACCATGCTCTCTTGCAGTTCTCAATGCTATCTCTAATGTCAGACTAGACTTACCTGAATTAGGTGTGCCTGTAAATAAATTGAAAGAAGGTTTAATTATCTTAAAAAATGGGTCTATAGAACTAAAACCACAATAATATCTTTTCTGTGATTTCCCTTTATACAAATCCCATATATCTTCTGTTAAATCTTTTGCCCTGTATACCCCTTCAATTTTCTTCATATATCTCTCCTATAAATTAACCTGCTAAGAAGTTTTTATTCTTCTTAACCTTATTTAAAATGTTGCTTTGCTTTATATTAGTATTGTGTGCCACTGTGTCACTACCGATTGCAGTATTTGGCACTAGTGAACTATTGGCACTACCCAATATATATCTGTTAGTATTATTCACTCTGCCTTTAATTTTACCAATCTTAATATAACCTCTTTTCTGTAAGTCTTTTATATGTCTTTTGACACTTCTTTCAGAGCAATGACATAACTTTGCAATATGATTGATACTTGGGAAACAAGCATGTTCTTCATCTGCATAATTAGATAACATCAATAAAATCAACTTACTTGTTGTGTTATTAGTGTTTTGTTGTACTGCCCATGCCATAGACTGAAAAGACATTAGCCAATACCATAGAAATCATTAGCTGTTACTTTTTTCTCTGTGTGCTTGTAAATCTTCATCATGTTCTCTTGTCTTGGTATCTTCTCTCCATAATAATACTTTGACATAGTAGGCAATGGTATATTGCACTTATCAGCAAATTTAGATACTGATATCCCTTCCCTCTTAATATAATCATTTAATATCATTGTTACTCCTGTTGTTTACCCCAATGAGTATATATTACTTTTCGTATAAAAAAAAGGTTTACATAGATATACTTTAGGTGTAATCTTGTTATCAACAAATGGAGAAATATTATGAAACGTAAAATTATTAGACAGGTCGAAATAGAATATGAAGTAGATATAGATACCGATAAATTAACAAGTAGTAGGTATACACAAACTATGGAAAATTCTTGGGTAAAAGGTGAAATCACGAGCTTTTTTTTCAAAGAAGATACAATTCCAACTATATCAGGGTATTGTAAGCATGTTTCTCGTGTAGTACCTGATTACACTCAAGAAGATAAAAACTTACATGTATCTAGTGATATCAAAGCAAAGATAGTCAGAGACATTACAATCAGCAACGAGGAGATATAAATAATTAGACCTGAGTAAGTCTGTCTACGAAACTGCTCAAATTAACTAAAGGAGAAACAAATGGCAATAACAAAAATACAAGAAAAACAAAACAATGAGCTTAGATTAGTAAGTGCATTGGTTAAGTTCCAAGCACTAAAACTCAGAGCAAAGCAGAGTGGGAAGAATTCATTTTATGGTTCAAAATATTCTACTCTCGAAGATGTTATAGATGTTGTTAATGAAGCTACACAATTTGGTTTATGCTTCTCTCAACATGAAGTAAGTACAGATGGAAAAGAATATATAAGGACTGTTATCAGACACGAAAACGATACAGACACTTTAGATTCATGTACCCCTGTGCCATGTGCTAATACAAATGATGCACATAAGTTTGGGTCAGGACTGACCTATGCTAAACGATATGGTCTTCAAACCTTGTTTGGTATCCCATCGGAAGATGATGATGGCAATGGTTCAGGTAGTGGTAAAAATAATACCAACCCAACACCACCACAAGTAAATGAACAAGTAAAAAATAACATAATGTAGGAGAAAAAAATGGATGCAGATAACATAATGGAACAAGCAAAAGCAATAGATGAGAGAGTAGAGAATGGCTCTTATAATCAAACAGACATAATGAATGGAACACTCAATGACCCTTACGATAATAGTTCAGATAGAATTGTTAAAGTCGGTAAGATTGATGATGGTACTGTTGAAACCTATACAGACAAGTCAGGTCAGGAACATACCAAAGAAGGCACTAATATCATTGTGGTAGAAAAAACAGGTGCAACAGGAAACAAATATCATCGTATGTTCGTTGAAGTAGGTTTTCTAACTCCTGCAAAAGCAGGTAAGAAATATCACATGTCAGGTGCTATGAAAGTAAACTACAAGTATGACCATCAGGTTTATGCTACACAAAAAGAGGGAACATCAGAAAACACAGGCAAACAATATAAGTTCATTAGCTTGGCTATGATGGAAAATAATGATATAAAGAAAGCAGAAGGGAATGATACTCCCTTCTAGTTTTTCATATTTTGCTCATTTGAAACGAAGTCATAATCGTTTCTCCAATGTAGGTAGATTGTACATACCCCTTCAGTCTACCTACTCACAAACAACTAGGAGATTACAGAATGGATAGAACACAAGGTGTTGGTGGCTCAGATGCCAAAAGAATCATTGATGGTGATTGGCATACACTATGGTTAGAGAAAACAAAAAGAGTAGAGCAGGTTGATTTGTCAGATGTATTACCTGTGCAAATGGGTATCATTACAGAAAAACTCAATCTTGATTGGTTAGAAAAAAGACTTGTAGAAAACAATCACAAGCATACAGAAATCAAAAGAGATATTACTTTAGAACAAAAAGACTTTATGATGTCTCATTTAGATGGACACATTGTAGAGCCTAATATCATTGTAGAAGCAAAACATACTTATGCAATGAACACATTGGAAAATGTAGCTCAATTTTATTATTGTCAGTTGCAACATTACATGATGCACTCAGGTGCTAATGAAACTTATTTAACAGTATTCTTTGGTAACAATCAGCATAATTGGACATCCATTGAATCTGACCCTGAGTTTCAAAATACACTTTACAAAGCTGAGATGGCATTTTGGAAATTTGTTGAAGAAGATAAAGAGCCTACAGACTTTATACAACCTATAGAACAACCTAAAGAAATCAAATTAGATGGCATGAGAACTTTGGACATGAAAGACAATAAAGAAATGAATATCTTGATTGATTCATTAAAAGAAGTTAAACCTTATGTAACTATGCAAAAACAAATTGTAAACGATATAAAATCTTTAGTTCCTGATGATTGTAGGAAAGCATTAGGTAATGGCATAACATTATCAAGAAGTAAAAAAGGAACACTTACACTTAGAGAAAATGCTAGTGAGTAGTTATTCTCCAATCCCTAATAGATTTTTTAAGGAAAATTGCCAACCTGATTATGATACTAACCCTATCTATGGGTTGGTACATAGAGCAGTAGACTTGCAAGTACATAAAAATTTTTTACAAGAAATTGCTGTAAAAAAAATACCTGTACAAGCAAAAGTTAATTCAGGCAAAGAAGGTATAAGAGAAGTTGATGCTTGGAGAATACCTATTGAATCAGGCATAGGTAAGGTTCTTAATTTTATTATTTTAGATTTGAATGAGATTTATAATTACAGAATATCCTGTATACAAGACATTCAATATTTAGAATATCAAGTTGGAGATTATTATAATTGGCATACTGACATTTCTGATGGACTAAGTTCATTAAGAAAGATAAGTATCTCATTTGTTTTAAACGATGACTTTGAAGGTGGAGAGTTGGAGTTTTTTCATGGTGGTGAAAAAATAATTATAAATACAAAAATAGATTCATTGATTGCATTCACAAGCTTTATTAATCATCGAGTTAAGAAAGTAACTAAAGGTGTTCGTAAAGCATTAGTGGTATGGGTCAATGGAGAATCATGGAGATGAAAATTATGAATGAAGAAGTAAAGAAGTGGACAATATCAGCACAAGAAGTTTTAGGTAGAATGAC